CTTGGGCGGGCAAGGAAAAGGCGGCGCTCAAAATCAAATGGAAACAAGCTTATTTAAGCTCCAAGCGCAAAGGCTAGTATTTTTTGCTATAATCGCTATATTGATACAGGATGGTGGAAAAACTGATAACGGTAACCAATATGACAGAAAAAATTACGGATCAAAAACTTGAGGCGCTAAGGCTTGAATATGTTGAGGGCGTAGAGGATGCTGATGGGGTCAGGTCATATCCAACCGTCGATGCACTGTGTAAGTCACACAATGTTTCAAGGGCAACGCTCTACCGCAAATCAGTAAGCCAAGATTGGCAGCAACAAAGAAACCATTGGCAATCAGTGTTCAATGCTGAGCGTAACAGGGTCAGGGCTGAAAAGTTCGCAAAGCAAGGTGAGCGGCTTGACAGCAAAGCTTTATTTATCGCTCAAGGAGTTCTGAGTTCCTTAGGTCGAAAGGTCAGAACCACACTTGAGGCAGAGGAAAACGGCGTTGAGGAATTATTTTTATCCCTCACAGAAATGAAAGATTTAACAGAAGCGGGTTTGAAGGCCCAAAAGATGGGGAAGCTGGCGCTTGGTGAAGCTGGTGAAATAACGAAAGTAACAACTGATGAACACATCCCCGCAAGTCTCTCAAGAATTATTGAAGAACTGGACGAGCTTGCCGCGTCAAAGTCACAAGGGGCTAACGTCACTATACAGTGATTGGCTTGATACAGCGCGGGATAGTCAGCTCACGCCAAAAGGAGACTGGGCAGTATGGTTAATTTTAGCTGGGCGCGGTTGGGGCAAGACAAGAACAGGCGGCACTGACGCAGCCTTATATGCGCTTAAAAACCCCAATGTAAGGGTAGCGGTAGTTGTTCCTACATTTGGTGATTTAAAAAGGGTGGCATTTGGGGGTGAAAGTGGCATCCTTTCCTATCTCCCAAGGGAATGCCTTTTGGCTGGGAGAGGTCAAGGTTACAACAGTAGCGCACAGGAAATCAGGCTTTTTAATGGTTCTATCATTCAAGGGTTTTCTGCAGCCGAACCAGAGCGATTGCGTGGGCCTCAGTTTCATCGCGCTTGGTGTGACGAGATAGCCGCTTGGGTCTATCCAGAGGCTTTTGATCAGCTTATGTTTGGGTTGCGTCTTGGTGATAATCCGCAATGTGTCATAACCACAACGCCCAAGCCAAATCAGATCATTAAAAATTTACTCAAGAGAAAGGGAACGGCTGTAACGCGGGGTTCTACTTTTGAAAACAAAGAAAACCTAGCGGCGGCGGCTCTCGCGCAGCTTCAAGAAAAATATGAGGGAACCAGATTAGGTCGGCAAGAATTATATGCCGAAGTTTTAGATGATATTGAAGGCGCTCTCTGGAACCACAGGATTATTGAGCAAGCAAACCTTGACGAGCAGAACGCGCCTCAAATGAAAAGAATAGTTGTTGCTATTGATCCTGCGGTAACTGGAAATGAAAACAGCGACGAAACTGGGATCGTTGTTGCGGGCCGAGGCGTTGACGATAGGTTCTATATTTTAGATGACAGATCACTTAGGGGTTCACCTGACACTTGGGCGCAAGCGGCGGTGTCTGCTTTCAATGAATGGAAGGCAGATAGAATAGTTGCAGAAGTAAACAACGGTGGCGATTTGGTTGAAAAAGTGATAAGAACTATAGATAGAAGTGTTCCCTATACCCCCGTCAGGGCGTCGAGGGGTAAGATATTAAGGGCAGAGCCTATTGCGGCGCTGTATGAGCAAGGTAAGGTTTCGCATTGTGGTGTATTTAGGGAGCTTGAAGATCAAATGACTAGCTACACTCCGCAGTCAAAGAAATCCCCCGATAGATTAGACGCTTTGGTTTGGGCGCTTACTGAGTTAAACAGGTCAACAGGGCAACCCGTCTGGAGAATAAGTTAATGGGCATCTTAGACAATATTGCGGCTGCATTTGGCAGAGGTCAAACCTTTGAGCGTAAAGAAGCGCCACAGGTTCATATCAGTGGCCCCACATACACGGGAACGAAAAAAGATAACTTTAAAACCTTCGCTCAAGAGGGGTATAAAGAAAACGCAATCGTTTATCGCTGCGTGAATGAGATAGCTAACGGCGCAGCTTCTATTCCTTTTTGCGTATATCAAGGAGATGTAAAGCTTGAAGCCCACCCCTTGATTTCACTTCTTGCAAGGCCAAACCCTCTCCAAGCTGGCGTTGAATATTTCCAAAGCCTTTATTCATATTTGCTTTTGTCTGGTAACTCTTACGCTCTGCAATCAGATGTAAACGGCGCTCCAAGAGAGTTGCACATTTTGCGTCCCGACCGAATTGAAATTGAGCCAAGCAGCACGGCAATCCCAAAGTCGTACAAATACAAATTGGGCCAAGAAGTGGTGAAAACCTACCCCGCCGATCCAGTAACGGGAGCCGCAGAGGTAAAGCATTTTAAACTCTGGAACCCTCTTGACGATTATCAGGGTCTTTCCCCCCTAGCGGCGGCGGCTCTTTCTATTGATCAGAACAACATGGTTTCCAAGCACAACATTGCGCTGTTAGCAAATGGTGCCAGACCATCAGGAGCAATAGTTTTCAAACCCGCAGATGATGCGGGAAATAGACTTTTACTTACAGACAGCCAGCGTGAGCAGCTACAAAGTGATTTGGCAAACCGCTTCAAGGGCGTAAACAACGCGGGTCGCCCCATGCTTCTTGAGGGTGATTTTGAATGGAAAGAAATGGGCATGTCTCCAAAGGATATGGATTTCATGAACCAAGCAAACATGACCGCGAAAGATATTGCGCTTTGTTTCGGGGTTCCCTCTCAGTTGATTGGTATCCCAGACGCGCAAACCTATGCGAATGTTCAAGAAGCAAGACTAGCTCTTTATGAAGAAACCATTATTCCCTTGGCGCGTAGGATTGAAAGCGATTTAAACGAATGGCTGGCCCCAGCGTTTGGTGATGACATATCTATTTCATATGATATTGACGCCATCCCAGCTATGACAGAGCGGAGGCGTAGGATTTATGAAAATGTTACTTCGGCGGTTAGAGATGGAATTATCTCACGTAATGAAGCGCGTGAAAGATTGGGCCTTGAGCCGATCACAGGAGGAGACGAAGTCTTTATCGCCGCAAACCTCTTCCCATTGGGTGGTCCAGAAGTGGCGGCAGACGAAGGGCAAGACCCAGAAGAAGCAGGGAAAGAAGCCTACGGCGAAGAAGAAATAAAAAAAAAGAGTGAAGTAGCAAAGGACACTTTTACAACCAGAGCCGAAGCATCGGATCGCGCTGCACAAATAGGTTGCGTTGGAAGTCATCAGCATACAGTTGATGGAACCCTTGTATTTATGCCCTGCGATACTCATGGTGAATATGAGGATCTTATAGGTGATAAAAGAAATTATCCTGATCGCTATGTAAGTCCAGATGATATGCGTCATCGGGAAAAGGAAAAATCCCACCATGATGATGAAGAAGATGACAAGGCTGAAAGTGATGTAAACACAACGCCTACTGACGCGATGGCTTCAAATGCAACTCGCGGTCTTGCGCTTCGGGAAGAATATGGGCGCGGCGGCACTCAGGTCGGTGTAGCTAGGGCAAACCAGCTTAAATCGAAAGAGCGCCTTAGCCCCAGAACCGTCCGTAGAATGCACAGTTACTTTTCCAGACATGAAGTTGACAAGAGGGCAGAAGGCTTCCGTAGGGGCGAAGCTGGTTGGCCAAGTGCGGGATTGGTGGCTTGGTTGCTTTGGGGTGGAGACGAGGGGCAGTCTTGGGCTGCACGTAAGGTTACGGAGCTAGATAAAGAGCGTGATAAGGCTGACGAGTTGGTTTCATTTATGGAAGATTTGCCGCTTGAGGAAAAAGCGCCAACGAAAATTTCAGAAGCGGTCAAAAAAGGTTTAGCGGAAAAAGTTAAAGACCATAACGACAAGCATGGAGATAAAAAGGGCAAGAGGGTCACTCAGAGGATGCTGGAGGCGGTGTTTCGTCGAGGCGTAGGGGCTTACAACACAAACCCATCTTCGGTGCGCCCTAGCGTCAGTTCTGCCGACCAATGGGCATATGCGCGGGTGAATGTATTTTTGGGGGCTGTAAGAACGGGAAGGTTTAAGCGGGGGAAGTTTGACACTGATCTTTTGCCAGAAGGCCACCCGCTTAAATCCAAAGAGAAAACCTAGATATAGTTTTCTACGAGGCCAAGCTCGACATCATCATAGATGCCAAGAGGTTTTGAAAGCGAGCCACCTTCCTTCACCATGCGAACAGCGAAAGTGATCGCGTTGTGATTGGCAAGCCAGCGGTAACCTCGCGCCATAGCTACTTCGTGTGTAACGGCGTCAAACTCTATAAGACGATCGTCGTCGAGTGACGAAACTTCGATGTGAACGACAAATTTATTTTCGCCGTTAAAATGAATGTTTCCTTCCAGTCGATCAAGGCGCATTTCAGCAGCTTCGGGGGAAAGTAAAAATTTAAGAGAATGTGCCATGTTACCTCCAATGGCTGTGGGGCCAAAGCCCCGATTGATTAACGGCGGCGGCGCAGTTTGCCTTCACGGCGTAGGCGCTCCATAACGTAAGTCATGCCCTGATCGGCATAGTAGTTTTCCCGCTCGGGGTTCCATCCCTGCATCGCGTTCTGGGCTTGGCGGCAATCTTCAATGATGTAAGCCAGCGCATCGTCATCGACGGTCTTGGCGTGGGCTTCCCACTTGTTAAACTCTGCTGCAGTTGCTCCTGACATATCACGCCTCCTCAAGCTGTCTTTCTTCCAGTTTTTAAATTGTATTCAAAACGCAAGCCACCCAAGCAGTCGCGGCAACGAATATAATCAAAGTAACCTTGAACCTTCATTGCGTTATGAACTGCTTTCCCATCGGCTGCGTTGCTCACAGTATCAACCCACTCCTCTGGGCCACCGTCTTTGATCCCGAAAATTTTGTAACTTCTACGTGCCATTTTTTCCTCCATTTAGTTGGGGGCTTTCGCCCCCGATTGATTAATCCCAGATAATGTCTGATCCGCGTTTTTTGATAAGCGAAAGGATTTGTTCGAAATACGCATCCTCCCAATCTTTTCCTAGCTCAGTTTCTAAGATGTTCCGAAACTTTGCTGCGCAGTGGGTAGTGCCAGTGCGGCCAATATACTTGCTGCTTTTATCGAGTGCGGTTTGAAAAACTGTATTGATCATCTGAACTTCCTCCGTTGCTATACATTCTGTATGCTCTCTTTTTTTAGATATGTAAATACCTAATTTACAAAAAAGTTACATAATGACAAAAAAAGGGGCCGAAGCCCCTCTATCTGAAGTATTTTCAAGGTTCACTGCTTGAGCGGTGAAACCCTGATTGCTTCCTCCAAAAGCATAACCGCATAATCTTTATCAAGCTCCGCGAGCTCATCTTCCCACTGGTTAATGGTCATCACATCTGTGGGGATAACCTTCATGGAAATGCAGTTTGACGAGTGAGCGGCCATTATATAGGCCATGGCATCGGCTGGGCGGTTTACATCACTCACGATGTAGTCGTCGCCGCCTTTAAATTTCCAGTAAGCGTTCCCGTTTGAAAACTTCCCATCGGTGTCGTGAGCGCCGTAGTTTTCCAGAGTTTGAGTTTTAACGATAAAATCCATTATTTTTTCTCCATTTAGGTTTGGGGGCCGAAGCCCCCGAGGTTTCAGTGATTGATTGCGTGGACCCAGATGCCATAGACCATCTTTTCGGAGCTATCGAAGGTATCTTGCGGCACCCCTTCGATCACGGCGCAGTAGTGGCGAGCCATGCGAGCGATACAGACACCTTCTGTGTCGGCGGCTTTTGCTCTGCGGCCCTCGAATTTGGGCGCGGGTTTCCAGAACCAGCCATGCTTGTTCAAAACCTTTTCGTACACATCTTTGTACAATCCATCCCGAGCGGATTTCTTGTAGCCCGCATCTTTATTGGCTTGGGCCAATTCGCGGTAGCATTGCTCGTATGACAGGCTCAGAGCGATTGCCATGGCGCGAACCCCACAATCTCTTGCTTCACCCTTGCGACCAGAGGCAGAGCGCCCCCCATCGTTATATATGAAATTTGAATTTGACATTTTTTTCTCCATTGGTTGGTGGGGGCCGAAGCCCCCGATTGATTTAAGCTTGCGCGATGGTTTCACCTAGAGAAACTTCGAAAGAAACCTTGGTTTCAGCAAAGCGCACGGCATCTGCAAAGCTATCAAAACCAGAGTATTCATCAAAAGTTGTTTTGACCAACCAATCACATCCATCAATAAAAGTTATTGATACAGGGTAGCTGCTGTTTGTGGCTTCGAAGATTAGCGGGGTTATTTGAGTGAATTCCATTTTATTTACCTCGTTTTAAAGTTGCTATGCATTTTGTATGCCTGTCTTTTTGATAAATGTAAATAC